TTAGGTGTCGCTGGTGAGCGCTGCCGCCATTTTGCCGCCATCTTTCAGCGCGGTGATCGGGTTGAGTTTGACCGCGTCTTCAAGGTGGTCTGGGGCGAAGTGGGCATAACGCATCGTCATCTTGATGTCGGTGTGGCCGAGGATCCGTTGCAGCACCAGGATGTTGCCACCCCCCATCATGAAGTGGCTGGCGAAGGTATGACGCAGCACGTGGGTGCTTTGGCCCGCGGGCAATTCAATCTCAGCCCGCCGTATCGCCTTCTCGAACTCGGCATAGCAGTCACCGAACAGACGGCCGGTGCGCTTTGGCAGTAATGCCAGCAGCCACCCCGCAACTGGCACAGTACGGTTCTTCTTGCCCTTGGTTCGGGTGAAAGTAAGCCGGCCGATGCCAACCTGTGAGCGGGCAAGCTTCTCGATTTCGGACCAGCGGGCACCAGTCGAGAGGCACAGCATCACGATCAACCACAAGTCTTTCAGTCCCACACAGGCAGCCAGCAACCGTTCAATCTCATCCTGATTCAGGAATGCCAACTCGGACTCTTGTACCTTGTACTGACGCAGCACCTCTAGCGGATTACCATGAGCCCACTCACCCAATCGGCCGAGTTCATTGAACACCGCCTGTAGGTAGAGCAGTTCGCGGTTGATAGTGGTTGGTGATACCTGCTTGCGCTGACCAGGCACATAAAGTTCGCCGGCAAGTCGCCGCTCACGATAAGCCGCAAACTGTTGGGCGGTGAATTCAGTGGCTATGGGATTGCCTAGCGCCTCCGCCAGCCAATTCAGCTTGTCACGACGCCGGTCGCCATCGGTCAGGGTCTGGCCATGTCGGCCATACCAAAGCGCCACCAAATCGCCCAGCCGCCGTTCATCCACATTCCCCGCCTCTGGCTGTTGCCAAGGTTGGGCCAGCATGTGCTTCTCCCACGCCAAGGCTTCGCCCTTAGTGGCATGGCGCTTGCGTTTACGAGGACCATCACGCCCTTGGGGATACACTTCGGCAAGCCAAGGTTTTGGCTTGCCGTCGGTGAGCTTTCTTACTGTCATAACTTCTCCACAAAATAACTGTATATTTATACAGCAAATGACGAGGTTTGAGGATGTTTGGTTTAGTTCCTCTCACACTTGAGATGTATCAGGCCCCATATAAAGCCCCTCATGACCTTTTATTAGCAACTGGGCACTTGTGGCCACAATTTCAAAATTCCGATATAATCCCCACCAACTGGAGAAGACTATGCCAACTGCTGTTTCACTATTTTCGGGGTGTGGGGGTTCGGATGCCGGCATTATCAATGCCGGTTTTGACGTTCTTATGGCCAACGACATCATCCCCTATGCCAAAGACGTGTACCTAGAGAATCATCCTGAAACTGACTATGTTTTAGGAGATGTGCGTAATGTAGAGCATTTTCCTAAGTCGGATCTGCTCGTAGGATGCTACCCATGCCAAGGCTTCAGCCAAGGTGGTGTAAGAGAACCAAGTAGAAAAATCAATTACTTATATCTAGAGTTTGCCAGGGCACTACTTCAGATCAAACCCAAAGCATTTATCGTTGAGAATGTGTCTGGGATGGTCAGAGCAAACTTTCGCCATCTGCTTGAAGACCAAATCAAGGTGTTTACAGAGGCGGGGTATCGCGTCAGCACCACCGTTCTGAACGCCGCACACTATGGTGTCGCTCAAGAACGTAAACGCATTTTCATCGTCGGCATCCGCCATGACTTTGGCTTGACCTATGAGTTTCCTGTAGCAACTCATGGCCCTGATGCTCAGCAGCCGTTCACAACAATTCGTGAAGCCATTGCTGGGCTGCCAGAGTGGCCTGAAGGGGAGTTCTACGATAGGGAGTTTCACTGGTACTACATGTCCAGAGATCGCCGTCGTGACTGGAACGAGCTTTCGAAGACTATTGTCAGTAACGCTCGACATATGCCCTTACACCCGCTGAGTCCTGCATTGACCAAAATCGAACACAACGTATGGCAGTTTGTGAATGAGGGCAGAGCCAGACGCTTTAGCTATCGGGAAGCTGCTCGCTTGCAGGGTTTCAATCCGAACCTTGTATTTCCTGATACGAAGAGTGGGTCTTTGACAAATCGATACACCGTTATCGGTAATGCCGTGCCTCCACCATTATTTAGTGCGGTTGCTGGCGCCCTACCTGACATATGGTAATAAATTTAAAGGCCACATTTTATTATGTGGCCTTTTAAATTTTAAGCAACTGGGACATTATTTATTTCATTTTCAAAGTCAATGAAACTTTCATTTGTAATTATTGCATTTAATCTTTCTTCGTTCGAAATTAATTTCATAATTCTCGACCGATCAATGACTAACGTTCCTCCCGTCGGCCTTGCATTTACCCAACGGCCACTAGACTGACGATAGCATACTGGCGTGAACATAGTATTGGTACAATCGTGAGCCATATTAATAACACCACGAATACTTGCTGGATGAGACTCTAAAGCCTTGCTAGGCCACTCCGTTTCTTGGGCGCCGCATTGTCCAAGAATATAATACTCTCCTGACGCACCATCACTAAATTGGTAGAAACCAACAAGATCAATACCATAATCTCCAGAGGCTGATTGTTCTGCAATAGTTATTTCATTATATTGGAATGCTAGGCTCTGCGCTAAAACAATCAATGCCTCTCTGAGGTTTGTTCCATAAATCGCTCTTCTATCATCAGAATTTGCATCAAAAATATGCACTACAGCATTTTCAGGTAACAATCCCCTCATTGCTTCTTTTGATATTTTTGCAAATAATTTTGCCCATCTACTTCGCATTGTCCTTTCAAAGGAACGTAAGCGAGAACATGCCAAGAGTGACTTGTACACTCTAGCCTTATTAAAGGCTAGGCCATCAAGCTCTCTTTTTATCAATAATTGACCATGTATACTGAATGGATAGTAATCAGAGAGATTTCTCTCACGATATGAAAGATGAGCCCATAAATCGTCAAGCTGTGTGTCTAGTCTAGAATGTAACTCAGCACCTGTAGTGTCTAGGTCTGTGGTATAGTCATCAATGTCATCAATCTCTTCAGCGGATATAACTCCCTCATTTATTAATTCCGCAACATCACTTCGAGAGATTGAGTCCTCGCCAGATAAAAAAAGATATAACTCAACTAAATCAGCTAAAAGATATGGGGCTGTACGATGAACTTCTCCGACTTCAAAAGTCATAATCTGATACCCTCCTTGCTTTTATTGTTGAGCCAATCAGCTGAATTCATCGTCTGATACCTTTTTTTCTTTTATCGTCGACCCAATCATCTTAATGGTTTTTAAAATAGAAGATGAAACATCCAATAATTCTTGAGAGAATTCAACGTTTGCTACAACAGCTGCCGCATTCGATAGGGACTGATCAGCAAGATAAAGCGCATTCCTAAAATCTTCAGTGACCCCTTTTGTTAATCTATATGCATAATCAAGTGTGGCACCACTTCTTAACACAGTTACTGCTTTATGGTTATTAAGGACTTGCGATAAATACTTTATGTTGCGAGATTCACCTAAAACAGTTCCCTTATCACCACCTTGATCCTTAAACATCCACTCTGTTAATTCGCGCAAGTGTGTTACATTTATTTTCTTATTGTCTACGATAGGGTCGGGAGAACCAGACTGCCCCAGGTCAATAAAACCACCTACCTTTTCATCAGCAAGAGCAGTAGATAACACAGAAAACTTAACCAAATCTTCTTTTACTTCATCAATACCAAAAAAATCATTCTCTTCAATAATATTATAAATTGCATAAGCATCTAGATTTCTTTTAATGAAATCTCTTTTACTACCAATTATTTTAGCAACTTCATAATAACGGTCAGTCGGAGCCAGCTTAGGTGATGTCGTATCGAAAAGCTGCTTTATATATCTAGCCTTTGCCAACGGCTCCCATTGTTTAACACCACTGATATGACGAAAGCCTAGATAAGGCAATACATCTTCTCGACTGTCTCTGATAACAACAGGTAATGACGTGGGTGGTATAGTCGTGTTATTTACGATGCTAGTCATTCGAGCTGATGGCTTATTTAAAAGACTAATGTCATTCAGTAATTTAACTGCACTTAATCGACGATTGCCTTCAATAACAATATATTTCCCCTTGTTCGTAGAACAGGGGATAGCGACTAGAGGCTCCCCAGGAAAAAAGCCATTCTCTGATATTGCAGACATTAAGTCTTCTAACGAAGTGTTTTTAGCAATAAACTCAATTATATCTGGTTCTGTTTTATTTACATACGTTGGTAATCTAGGATTATCTAAGTCCAGTAGCAAATCACCTAAAGCGAGCCACTGAATTACACTTCGACCTGCTGTGGAGTTATAATTCTGTCGTCCCATACATATTCCCTCCAAATATAAAGTTGCTTAATTTTATAGTTCAAAAGCCAAAAATGGCACATCAGTGTCTTAGCTATCGTTTGAAAATGCGGCGGTGTTCTACCACCACCCCAATAATAGTAATGGAGGTATGATCGGTGCTGAGGGTTTCATGGTCATCGTTGAGCGGCACCAGTTCAAAACGGGGCCTACCGTCATCATACTCACCGCGAGAACGGTATTTTTTAAAGGTGGCCTCTTCACTGCCGTTTTTGGCGATGACGAAATCGCCAGCCTTAGGGGCTTCATCAGGGTCAACTATCAGTAGGTCACCCTCTTTGAAGTCTGGTTCCATTGAGGTGCCTCGCACCCACAAACCAAACGCACAACTGCCAACACTGACACCAGCCGCTACATATTCCAAGCTGCCATCAAACGCTGTGGCCTGTTCACACATCCCACGCCAGTGGCCCGCCTGAACATAGCTGAGAATTGGCACTCGATGATTCCCCTGCGGGATCACGGCTGGCTCAACATTCGACAATTCAGGCGACCCCTTGCCCGTAGAAAGCCAGTGAGGGGACACCCCAAATACTTTCGCTAGTGCAATCAGATAATCCCCGCTAGGCGAATGTTCACCACTTTCCCATTGCGATACCGATGCCCGGCTAGCCCCAACAAGTTCACCCAGCTTTTGCTGGGTAAGTCCTTGTTTCTTCCTTAGTTCTTTGATGCGTTCACTTTTCATGTTTAGCACTCTAAACAAAACAATGTCAAAAGTGCTTGCCTCTAATGTTAAGCAGTCTTACCATCCGAGAAGGTAAGTGATTTTGACAAAGTTAAGCGTTCTGACAACGGAGGGTTTTGTGAAAAAAAGTGATGTCCTTGAGTATTTCGGTGGTGTGAGCAAAGCAGCAAATGCGCTTGGGATTACGAGATCGGCAGTTTCCCAATGGGATGAAACCATTCCAGAAAGCAGTGCTTACAAGCTCGAGTCACTGACTGGCGGCCAGCTGAAGGCTGACCCCACTCAATCTCGCCCTGCGCAGTAAGGGTTGCTCCTATGCCACCACGTCATATCAACCCAGCCGTTTCGCATGCTCCGCCGGCGACCGTCAGCGCGATCAATCTCGTGATCTCCCCTGATACTCCGCCGCTGATGCCCATCGCCAAGTTCGCCGAGTGGGTTGGCGTCTCTGTCGATACCGCCCGCCACTGGGTCAAAACCGGCCGGCTAGATGTATTGGAAAAGACACGAAGCAACGAGCTGGTCATGGTGAAAGTGCATGTCTTTATCGCCAAGCAGATGGCCAGTGCTTTCCCCACGGTCCAGTTCAGGCTGGCGGCTTAACCATAACGACCTTTGGAGGGAAATCAGAGTGTCGAATACCACCAGAAAACTACACCCCCACTACCGCAGTGCCTGCGCCGGTTTCGTGAAGGATCGCAACGTAGAAAAGTTGGCCGCCAGCATGGGTATGTCGGCCCATGTGCTGCGCAACAAGTTCAATCAGCAGCAGAAACACAAGTTGTCGGGTGACGATTTGATCGCGCTTTACCAGGTGACCAAAGACGAAACGCTACTCGATGCCTTGCTGTTTGAGTGTGGCCTGACGGCTGTCGCCATCCCCGATGCCGAGCGAGCGCCATCCCTGACCCACCAGGTGATCCAGCTGAACTCGCAAATAGCGAGCATCGGCCAGCGCACACTCGAGCTCACGGAACGCGGCCGTATCACCAGCAATGAGCACCGTTCTTTCATGAGCATTGCCGCCGCCGCGATGGGCTCAGTGGCACTACTGATCAATGACGTCGAACAGCGATTTCAGGTGGTGTCGCCCCTTGCGGCACTGGCGATGTAAGGAGAAGGAAACGATGAATACGTTACGAGCAAGTGCAGCCGAGAAGGCGCTGGCAGAAATGCGTGAAGCGCTTTACCACGCCAATTGTAGGGTTGCGAAATATTGGGGTGAGCTCAATCAGCCGCAACGTCGAGCCATCTGCAATGAAGCCGAGTTACCCAGTTCGCTGGCAAGGCCTGAATTCCCACTTGGGGAGCGCGACCGCGAGGCCCTTTGTTTGGCCATGCGTCGCCTTGGGTACCAACACCTGTTTCACGGCGCGGTCAGCCTCGAAGAATGGCGCACCGGTTTGATAGCACCACCAGAAGAAAAACCAGAGGTAACAGGACCAGCCGACCGGCTGGCGAAGAGCAAGGGCTTGTTGATGGCACTGGTCAACAACCCACAAACCGCAAATTGCGGGCAAGAAAAAACCCCGGTCACTGGTGCGGCAAACACCTAACGGGGCTCTCTATCAACCACTCTAGGAAGGGAAGTCGACATGGCAACTCTAGCAATCCCCTGCGCGCTGCGCAACCGCAAGATCCAGAATAGCCGTATTGCTGGCCCATATGCCGCCCGCTACTCGGAAAACGACCTGACGATCCTGAGCCAGCGCGCCAACGCCCTGGTCTGGGCTTCTCTGTTTGGTCACATCAATCGCCTTAATGCCCATCAAGGAGCCTAACCATGACCATGAACACCACTGAAATGCCGTCCATGACTGCACTCAATGCCAATACCCGTCAACGCCTGCGCCAGCTGCGCGAATTTCTGGGGATGAGTCGTCCCAAATTCGCAGCACAGCTGGATATTCCGCCTACCACCCTCAAGAACTACGAGCTGGGCTATCGCGAGATTGGCGGTGGCCTGCTGCTGCGCATCATCAATACCCCCGGCCTGTCTGATTACGCCGTATGGCTGATGAAAGGCTCTCTGATCATCCCCGAGCAAGTGCGCCCGGCCCATCCCAACTAATCCCACAAGGGGCTGCTTCGGCAGCCCCTGGAGCGATGCACATGGACGGATTCAAGAGCATTGGCCGGATACCGGCCCAGATACAGGCAAAAGCAGCAGTGGTGCTGGCCTGTCAACGTCCTCGCCGGCTGCAATCCGGGTGTGGGGATGTCATTGCAGTGGGCTACCGATACCGCCTGTTTCGGCCCTGTGGGGCCAGCGGTTATCAGCTGATGACCCACGAACGGTACAACAAACTGACCGTAAGAAAGCGTTGAGGAAGTAGGTATGAGTGACGCAATCAAGATAGCCAGCCAAGCCCCCAAGCTCATCGAGGGGTTGCTGGCCGACATGTTCGCCGCCCAGGCTGATGACAATCGGGTGTGCCTGGGGAGTGTTTGGTCTGGCCCGCAGCACATTCAGATCCAGCTTGTGGCCACAAGCAGCCCAGACGCGCTGCTGGATGATGACAGTGGCGATGATGAAGACACCGAATCCGGTCCGATGAGTAGTGGTCTGCGCATGAATTGGCTGACATACCGTGCGGAATACATAAAAACCAACGGCTGCCCCAGAACAGATGTCGATGAGCTTCTGGCCCTTGGGGCGATCCGTTCCATTTACTGGCTGGCACTCGGCCAGGGGGAAACCGCGCTTGCTACCGATATCGGCGACTGGTGGAAAGAGTGCGCCCCCCTGCATGGACTAGGCGAGGTGATCAGATGACCAAGCGTGCCCCGATACCTGCCACCGCACAGGCCAAAGTCGAGAACGAACTTGAAGCCGACATCGCCACCCTGCTGGCCATCGCCACGGTGAAGCTGGCAACCCTTCGCCGGTACCAGCGCCAGCTCCTTATCTTGCGAAGAGCTCGCTTGCCGGCGCCCAAGTTCGCCTTGTGTCGCCTGCTGTTCGAATGCAGAGAAGAGCGCCGCGCCCGCGCCGAGGCTATCGTAACGGCCGCGATACAGGCTCAGCGCCTCGCCCACCTGCTGCGTGATACACCACTGCCATTCTGATGAAAGTTGCCAAAATGAAAAACATCCCTGATGTCCATGAACGGGAAGCGCAGCTCATTGCTGAAATCGCGGCCTGGTCAGCAATAGCAGAAGTAGAGCTGGCCGAGCTGGACCTACGTCGTGCGCTGCTCAAAAAGCTGCTCGCCATACAGCCACGCCGGAGCGTGACTTGCAGCCTAGTCGCCAGGCACTGCCGCCACTCTCGGCGCTCGTATACTGTGACACAGAGCGTCATTGCCAGCCTGGAACTCCAACTTGCCTGGCTGTGCGGTAATGAGCATCTGCCGTTCTAATGTCGCTCCACCCCGATCTGTTCGACGCTAAACCCATATCCCCCAGGCAGCCTGCTGCCTGGAAATTGGCCGCAGCCGTCAAGGCCCAAGCGAAAAGCATCATGAACACGCGCCGCATGGCGTTGTGCTCCTTGGCTCATTCACGCCTCCCACCCGCTCGCCGGCCTACGGCAGCGCTCGATCTCGACAGCCAGATAGCGGCCATCCGCTCCTACTTCGACGGGATCCAGGGCTCTTATGCCCTGGACTGGGCGCTTGACCTGCTCGATCGCCCCATCCCCCGCGCCGGCGGCGGGTCAGGGGTGCAACTGCCCAAAGACCTGCGCGCCGAGCTGTTCGTGGGCTACTGCCGCCGACGAGCCCCTGATGTGCTCAAGGGGGTGGCCATCACCAAGGAGGCCAACCGCTGGCTATCAAGCCGTATCACCACCCTGCGCCAGGTGCAGAACGTTATCCCCGAACCCCTTGAGCAGCTGCGCACCAAAGAGAGTCGCGAGTGCCTGGCCGTCAACTATGCCGAGCGGGTCATTCGGCTGCTCAATGCCGCCACCGATTTCGGCGATCAGCAGGTGCCGCCGCTCCATTTGTGGAACATGTGCAAACAACCGGTCGACGCCTGGGGCATGCTGCCCCGCCTGCCCAGGTTCAGAACGGCCGCCAGCCGCGACGACTTCATCACTCATCACCTTGCCCGCTGGCTCGATCCCAAATGGTGGGCCAGACGCTTGCGCAAGATCTGGGATCAGTACAATGAGCACTGCGCCATCCTGCTCGGCAAGGTGCGCAAAGGCGTGTCCGCCTACATATCCAGCCAAGGGCTGCAAGCCTTTATCGAGCGCCAGCGGATGGCTGCAGCCTGGCTCAAGGACATGGAAGCCTATAACGCCCAGGATGACATCACGATCAGCCTGGACGAGGCGGTGAAAGCCTCCATCGCCAACCCCGAAAACCGACGCCATGAATTGGTAGTGCGTGCCCGGGGTTTTTCTGACGTGGCTGACGAAATGGGATATGTGGGCCTGTTCTTCACCTGGACGACCCCGAGTCGATTTCACCCCTGGAAGACGGTGAAAGCTTCCCAAGCCGGCAAGGCCGACAGCACAGAAGAGAACCCCAAGCACGACGGCTCATCCCCCCGCGACGCGCAGCACTACATCGGCAAGCTGTGGGAGCGTTGCCGCTCGGCGCTGGACCGCAATATATCCTGGGCGCCCGGTTTGCCAGCGCCCAGCAAGCCCCTTCACTGCCGAGGCTTTAGGGCAATTCAGCCGCTCATCGATGGCCCCTCCCGCTGGCGTCTTGGCGGAGGCTGGGACCGCTACCGGCAGGCGCTTGCAAACACCCCGCGCCCCTTTGCTGACCACATCGACTATTTTGGCTTTCGGGTGGTCGAACCCCACCACGATGGCACGCCCCACTGGCACCTGCTGATCTGGGTCAAACCAGAACATCAGCACCGGCTGATCGGCATCCTGCAGCGCTACGCCCTGAGCCATGACAAAGGCGACCTGGAACGCAAACGCCACCCGGAGAGCAAAAAGCCCTATAGCGACATCACGCCCCGCTTTGACTGGAAGGTAATGGACAAGGAGAAGGGCGGTGCCGTCGGCTACATCGTCAAATACATCGCCAAGAACATCGACGGGTACCGAGTCGGCGACGAAGGCGATCTGGAAGCAGAGACCGCTGCCACCGAAGGCGCCCGCCGAGTGCGGGCTTGGGCCTCGCTCTGGGGCCTGCGCCAGTTCCAACCGCTGAAAGGCCCGCCGGTCGGGATCTGGCGGGAGCTGCGCCGGCTACCAGGCCGCCTGCAAGAGGCCAAGGGGATCGTCGTGGCCCCGCTGGCCAGCCCCATCATGGAAGAGTGCCGGCGCTACGCCGACGCGGTGGACTGGAAGAACTTCACCCAAGCCATGGGCGGCCCCTGCTGCCGGCGTGATGAACGCCCCTTGAGTATCCACCGCACCGCTTTTGCCGAACCCAATCAGTACGGCGAACCGCAAACCAAGCTTGTGGGCGTGCGGGCCGCTGACGGCCTCATCCAGCAAACCCGTGTGGGGGAATGGGTGCTGCGCAAGTGTGGGTCACAGAGCACCGCTGAGGCCCAGGGCAGCGGGTTTTGGTCTGTGGGCGAGCGCAGCGAGTTAGTGGGTACCGAGCGGAGCGAAGGGGGTTTCCCCCTTGGAGCTCTGGCAACAACTGTACGCGACGATCTCGAAGGATCTAAGGAGGATCCATTGGGGGGTATAAATCTATTCCATTTGGGGCTAGATGATGAAGAAGTGACCATGGTCCGACGCGGCTTGATTGTCAGGGCAGGGGACCGGTCAGTTTGCATCCGGGATGGTGAGTTGAAGGTGACCGAACGGCACCCGTTCGAATCACCAAACGAGCCATCGCCGTATCAAATCGAAGCCGAGGCCAGGCGTCGGGAGTCTAAACGCCAGGCAGAGCTCAAGGATGTGCGGGGCTTACTGGCCGAGTCCGGGGATCCAGCGGCCTGGCTGGCCAGCATGACGGCCGCCGGCACCGATGATGCACTGGCATTACTGGAGGCTTTGGGGGACGGGGACGCCGAGGCTGCCCGCGTCCAGCTTGACCGGCTGCGCGATAGCGTCGATATGCGGACCTGGCCACTGCCACCGGTCGAGCGCCGCCAAGAGGCGATCAGCAAGGCCGAGTTTTTCGGGCCGCCAGCTGATGACCAGCGCTCGCCTACACGCAAACCAGATGTGCACCACATGATTGCCGAAGCAACCAGAACACGCTTGGCCGACGTGCGTCCAGAGCATCGAGAAGCGCTGCTCACTCACCTGATGGCCAAAGCCGATGCCATGACACCAAATGGCGGCGACACCGTCGCATTCGTGGCAGATCGGCTGCTGTCACTCGAACCCCAATAACCATCAGGTGTGCAACTCAAAATGAGCCGCCTGGGACACGGTGACTAGCGCAGTCTGTCGCCGTGCCTCAGGTGGCAGGCAAGCGAAGCGCGGCAGTTGATTGGCACAAATGTAAAGGGGCGCATCATGCGCCCCTTGCTCATTGCCCCAGGTTGAGCTCCCGCTGCAGGCTCTGCCTCCCTTCCGGTGTCAGTGACCCGAGCAGCCCAAGCACCAGTTGGCTTGTTGTTCTGGCTGATGGGCTCAACGTATGGGTAAACGACAAGGTGGCCACCCAGCTATGGCCACATTCGGCATCCGTACACTGACAATAGAGATCAGAGACATCGCTGCTCAGCTTGTTGGTTTTGGTAATGCGACCCCGCTGGCCACACACTTTGCAATAAACCCGCATCACGCCCCCTTTCTCATAGAAATCAAGCCCGTATTTTGCCACATCAGACACTGTTTGTTTATACAGCGGTGCCCACTGTTTCCCGAAAACCGACCCAGAGGGAACGAGGGAGTCCCGCACTGTTGATGGCGTCTTGCACTAGTTCACAGAGCGGCAGCACCTCGTTCCTGGAATAAGTAGAGTCGTACTTTTCAGGGTCCCCGAGCCCGCCCCCGTTGATCGGGATGATACCGGCCAGCGCCGCCGGAAACCGGTGCGCCGTCAGCACGTCCTGAGAGGTGATCCCCTTGATGGCCGCGAACTCATCCTTGGTCGCAATGTCCCCCACCGGGATCAGCTTGATGCCATCGGGTTTGCCATCCGGGATATTCACGAACATAGAGCGGAAGTTCCCCACCCCCTTGGAGTTGGCGATCATCTGCTTCATTTCTTCTTCGGTGTCATCGTCCATGTTCGGGTCGGTGGCGTAGAAGATGAACCCCATGTGGGCACCATTGAGGAAGTATTTGCGCCGAAACAGGGTGGCATCCTGGTTGAGCAGGGCCGACTGCAGGCCGCCCAGGTAATCCGGCATGCCATAGACCTGCTGCTCGGGGTCGTACTGGGCCAGCCAGATGACATCATCCGGCCGGTAAATCAGGTTCGGCTTGCCCTGCTGCAGGTAAACAAAACAACCATCCTCGCGCCGGCGCAGGTAGACGCTAGAAAGAGGCAGCAGCCCCACCACCTGGCCAAAGCTATTGCGCAGCTTGAGCAGGCCCGCATCCCCGAACTGCAGGTAGTTGTGCACGAACGCGGTGATGGTAGCTCGCTGGTTGGTAAAGCGGCCGGCGACCATGTTGCGCCGCGCCATCAGGATGGCCCCGTGGTGGGCGTTGGCCCGCGCCACCTTAGCCAAGCCCTTGCGATCGATGGGCGGTTGGTAGTATTCCCCGTAAGGGTTGTAAAACACCCCGGTGTAATCGGTCATCCAGGCCGTGGGGTCGATGGCCTCCGGCATGCTGAACACCACCGCAGGCCGTGGGGATGAGGTAGCCACCGGGGCCGGTTGGGATGGGGTGGCCACCGGGGCCGGTTGGGATTTGTGTCGCTTGGTCATGCTGCCTTTCTCTCCTGGCTGGTTGCCCAGGTGGATTTACGTTTGCGGGTGGTATCGAGCGGCTCGTTGGCCACGGCGTGGGCGATGGCAAAAAACACGTCTGCGTGGCCGGTCACATTGTCCCGAGCGGCCCGGAAGGTCATCTGGCCGCCGCCGGTGGTACTACGCTTGATGGCGAGGAACGCCAGCGGGATGTCCCGATCCGAGCTGTCCCACTCGATGCGGTTCGCCTCCACCACGTCAATCATCTTGAGTACCAGCCGCGACTTGCTCTCGATGCTGTAGTTGATGGGGTGGCATACCCCTTTGAAGATGGGTTTGAGCAAGTCATAGACCCCAGAGCCAATGCCGGACACGTCGACCCCCAGATACGTGACCCGGAATTTTTTGGCAATGCGCGTGATCTCCTGCGCTTGATACTGGAAGTTGAGCCCGCGCCAGTAATGCTTTTCCAGCACCCGGAACCGCTCACCGGCCACCGTGGGCGGGGCGACCACCACCAGGGTGGCGTTGTCGCGGGTACGGCTCGGGTCGTAGCCCATCCACACCTCCCGCCGGCCAAACGGGTCGGGGCGGCCGGGCTTGTAGTCCTCCCACCGGGTCGGGTCCACCCCTGCCCGCTCCATGTCCTGGAACTTGAACACCGACAGCGCATCGTCGATAAAGCGGCACATGTAGAGGCGATCGAACACCTCCTCCGGGTACTCGTCTTTCAGCTCCTCGATATCGATGAGGTTGCAGCCAAGGCGTATGGCATCCTCAATGGTGATGACATAGCGCCACTGCCGATCGGGGCAGATGCGGCCGCCATCGCGCAGGTCATCTTCTCCCGGGAAGTCGATGGCCTGCCGGCTTGGGCGGGTACCTTTCCAACGCTCACCGGTCCAGAAGCGGTAGGCGTCGTGGGTCTTGCTCGACGGGGTAGAGAAAAACGTCTTGCGCCAATGGCTCTGGGTCGCCATGGCGCTGGCCACATCCATCAACTTTTCAAAGTTGGGGATCCAGAAATACTCATCGATGTAGACGTTGCCAGAGCGGGACTGGGTGCTGTTGGCGTTGGTAGAGCAGAAGTGCAGCTCGGCCCCGTTCGACAGGACGATGGGGTTACCGGTCAGGGTGACACCCAGGAAGGTCTGGGCAATCTTGCAGATGTAGGAGCGGAACACCTCCGCCTGGGCGCGGGTGGCAGAGACAAACAGCTGGTTGCCCCCATTGAGCACCGCATCTTCCAGCGCCTCGCCGGCGAAATAGTAAGTCATCCCGATCTGGCGGGATTTGAGGATATTGCGAGTGCGCGGTAAGGCGGGGTCGTTCTTGGCCTCCCGGCAGCGCAGCTGATAGCCAAACAGGGTGCCCAGCCATTCGGAAAAGTCATCGGCCGTCAGGTGACCGACCTGGTTCTTGCCCTTCTTGCCACCCTTGCGATGGCCGCTGGCCTGGTCACTGTGTTCACGCTTGCCACGGCTGGGGCCAGGCTCTCCCCCTTCCGTTCGCTGGGCCTTGAGGTTCTGCGTGCGCTCGGCCCACTTGAGCGCCTTCTCTTTGAGGTTCACATGGTGACCGATAAGACGGTCCAGCTCCTCCTGCTCGCCCGGTGTTTTCTTCTCGCGGTCAAGCAGCACATTGACCCGGCGGGCGATGGCATCCTCCACCGCCTCTTCGGTCAAGAGCTCACGCCAGCCGAGCTTTTCCGCCCAGTAGTAGATGATCCGACAAGAGTTGAGCCCCAGTTCGTCCTTGATCTCCTGGGGTGTCCATCGTTTAAGGTAGAGTCCCCGCGCGGCATTGCGGATCTCTTCGGGATAGGCCACGGCGCCTCCATCCAGTGAATGATGGCGCCATCATAGCCAGCCCAATCCCCCCTCTTATCCCACTGATGTTCGGAGCAATTCGGATTTCCCACTAAATCCGAATCGCGCCGAACACAACCGGATGAATCACCCTTGCCGACCCGATAGCCTGAGCCCGCATCTATTGGGAGCAGGCATGAAAACATCAACCCTGAGAACTGGCTGGGTCTGTATTGCCACCGAGGGAACTACCGTCGATGGCCGCGAGATCACCGCAGATTGGCTCAATGACATGGCCGAGACCTATGACCCGGAATACTACACCGCGCTGATTTGGCCAGATCACGACCGCTGGGCCAACTTCGGCTATGTGCAGGAACTCAAGGTTGAGGTGGTTGATGGCAAGCTCAAGCTGTTCGCCATCCTGAGCCCATCCAGTGATCTGATCTATTACAACCAGCAGCGTAACCAGTACCGATTCTGTTCTATTGAGCCGCAAGAGCAGTTTGCCGATCTGGGTCGCACCTATCTGCGCGGGCTCGGCGTGACTGATGAACCTGCCAGCACGGGTACCACCCACCTCCAATTCAAGACCAAGCACGGAGAATCACGCCTGATCGGCGCCAGCGAGCCGCTGGATCTCTCCATGTTCAAACTCCCCAAGCACGAGAAGGAAGACGGCCTGCTCGCCAAGCTTTACAGCTTCCTGGTCAACCATGGCGAGCAAGAACCCACCATCACCCCCCGCCAACCCGAGGATGAGGAAATGACCAAAGAACAGTTCGATCTGCTGCTGGGTGCCGTCAATGGCCTTGGTAACAAGATCGAAGGGTTCAGCACCAAGCTGGACACCAAACCGGAAACCACCGAGCAGGTGACTGATCCGGCAAAAGAAGAGAAGACCGGCATCAGCACCGAGCAGTTCACCAAGCTGGAGCAGTCCATTACCGGCCTCACGGAAAAGGTTGGCGAGCTGCAGGGTCAGATCGACAAGTTCTCCGTAGAGAAGCCGGGCCAGCGCCCGGATGCACTCGGCGGTGACGACACCACCTATCAAGTTTGCTAAGGAGCCCCCAGTGAGCCAAACCCTGACCGTTCAAGCCGAACAGCGCCTGAACAAATACTGCGCTGCCCTGGCCAAGGCCTACGGCATCGACATCAGCAAACTGGACAAGCAGTTCAGTGTCACCGGCCCGGTAGAAACCACGCTCCGCTCTACCCTGCTCGCCTCGGTCGAACTCCTCGGCATGATCACCTGTCTGGATGTGGACCAGATCAAGGGCCAGGTGGTGCAGGTCGGCATCGGCAGGATCTATACCGGCCGTAAAAAAGGCGGTCGATTCCAGGGCAAGGTGGGCGTCGACGGCAACACCTACGAGCTGACCGAGACCGACTCCTGCGCCTCGCTGGATTGGGCCACGCTCTGTACCTGGGCGAACGCCGGCAACGAAGGTGAGTTCATCAAGCTGGTCGGCGAGTTCGTCAATACCGCCTTTGCGCTCGACATGCTTCGGGTGGGCTGGAACGGCGTGGAAGCCGCCGATACCACCGATCCGGAAAAGAACCCGCTCGGCGAAGACGTCAACAAGGGTTGGCACCAGATCGCCCGCGAGTGGAACGCTGGCAGCCAGATCATCAAGGCCGAGGCGGGCAAAAAGATCCACTTCGACCCGGACGGCAAGGGCGATTACAAGACCCTGGACGAAATGGCCTCCGACCTCATCAACACCACCATCGATCCGCTGTTCCAGCAAGACCCGCGTCTGGTGGTACTGGTCGGTACCGACCTGGTGGCGGCCGCTCAGGCCAAGCTCTACAGCGAGGCCACCAAGCCGAGCGAGCAGATCGCCGCCCAGCAGCTGGCCAAGTCCATCGCCGGCCGCAAGGCGATGATCCCGCCCTTCTTCCCGGGCAAGCGGATGGTGGTCACCACCCTCGATAACCTGCACTGCTACACCCAGCGCGGTACCCGCAAGCGCAAGGCCGACGATAACCAGGACCACAAGTGCTTCGATAACCAGTACTGGCGGATGGAAGGCTACGCCCTGGGCGAACACAAGGCCTATGGCGGCTTTGAAGAGGCCGACATCGAGATCGGCGCCGCGCCGGCAGCCCCCGAGGCCTAAGCCATGAGTTCACCCGGTCAACGCCACAAACAGCGCGTCCAAGCCATGCAGGGGGCTGCGCAAACCGCCAGCTCCGGCATGGCCACCGGCGCGGTGGCGGACAGCCTGCACCTGCAGATGATTGCCCTGGAACAGGACATCGTGCGTCTGCGCAGGCTGGCCCGTATTGGGGACCGGGTGAACATGAAACGCGACGAGCTGATGCCCAAATACCGCCCCTATGTGGAGCGCTATCTGGCCGCCGTCAGTGAGTCCGGCCAGCCCTACCAGAACGAGCTGTTTCAGCGCCTCATCATCTGGGCCTTCGATGTCGGGGATTTCGACGCTGGCATTGCCTGGGCGGATCTCGCCATTGCCCAGGGTCAACGCACCCCAAACAACATAAAGCGCGACTGGGCCCATTTTGTGGCCGACACCGTGCTGGAGTGGGCCGAGAAGCAAGCAGCCGAGGGGCATGCCGTCGAGCCCTGGTTCTCCCGGGTGTTCGACAAGGTGCGTAATGACTGGCGCCTCAACGAACGACTGACCGCCAAGTGGTTCAAGGCGGCAGGTTGTCTGCTGCTGCGTGACCACGACGGCCAGCCTCGCCCCAGCGCCGTGGGGGACAGCACCACCCTGGAGCAAGCCGACCACTGGCTGGCACAGGCCGACAAGCTGCACAGCAAGGTGGGCGTCGGCACCTTGCGCCAAAAGATTGCCATGCGCCTGCGGGCGCTCAATCCGGAGCAATAACGACTCTCCGCGCCGTCGCACCCCGGCGGGGAGGATAGGCCAGCCGCAAGGCCCGCGCCGAATCCTGCGATCCGTGGCTACAGGGGTGCACCTTTTCTCGCCGCGCCATCGGCGACCCGCACAACCGGGGCAGTGGTGTTCACATTGGCAAGCATCAACAGGGGTAAAGACATGTTTGCAGGCAAGGATATCGACTACAGCGCCGCCACTATCCGCAATGACGGATTCTGGCCGGATGTGGCCGTGGCCGACTTCGAGCGCCGCCGCGCCCTGCCTGCGGACCTCGACCAACAGACCGCCGGCGCCGCCCTGCTGGCTGCCATCTCTGAAATCAATCTGCAGCTTGCCAGCCACCAGGCCGCGCTGCAGGCCAAGGGCTACGCCACTGCCGCCGCCGTGCCGGGCCCCAGCTTGGAGGGCGGCACCAATGCGCTGACCGAACAATACCTGGCTGCCATCTTTGCCCGTGCCAAGGCGGCCATCTTGCCGGAGTTCGCCAGCGTCACCGAGCGGCCGGCCGCCAACAACCAGGTGGAACGGGCGCCCGAGCAGCGCGCCCAGCTGCTGGCCGAAAGTCAGCAGCTGGTGCGCAGCATCAAGGGCAAACACCGGGCGGGAGTGTCACTGATATGAGCGAAGCCATGAACGAGCAGCAAGCCCAGGGCTATTTCCTGCAAGCGCTGCACGGCGAGCTGCTGCGGGTGCTGCCCGCCAAGTGCCACAAACACCTGGATAGCTGGATGGAGAACGGGACCATCAAGTTGGAGCCCAAAGACATGGGCCCCACTGGGGTGAATGTGGCCAGGCTCAGCTATCTGGCGGTGTTCACCATCGAGCAACTGCCCTTTCGCGAGCTGGATCCGGCCATCGTGCTGGCCGCCGTCGCCGCCTGGGTACAGGAACATGATGAGTATCGCGAGCAGTCTGAACTGCCCGATCCCATCTACGCCGTCACCCCGAACGACGAGAAGACGGCAGACCTGGAGCTCCAGATCGAGTTCATCGAGCCGCTGCGCCTGGTTGAGCACCCCAAGGGCCCCATCAATTGGGAAGGCAAGCGCTGGACCGTTGCCCCGTATGAAATCTGGGTTGCTGAACAGATCGATTTGAACATCGCCGGCGGCCACCACCTGGTGGGCCAGTCAACATGATCACCGTCAACGCCGACAGCACCGCGCTCATCAAGCAGCTCAAGCTGCTGGAGATGCCCCCCAAGAAACGCCAGCGCCTGGTGTGGCGCGCGGCCAGAGAGCTCCAAAAGCTGGCCAGAAGCAGCAACCGCAAGCAACAGGACTGGAATGGCAGAGCCTGGGCGCCCCGCAAAAAGGGCCGCCGCAAGATGCTGCAAGGGCTGGGCAAGTTGTTGGTGATCCATGAACCGAGCGCGACCTGGCCAGAGGTGTTTATCCGGTTTAACCAAGGTCGCTACAAAACCACTGGCGCCAAACCCATCCACGCCGGGGTGATCGGGGCAGCGCACCAAAATGGCTCGTCCAGAACGGTCACCGCGAACACTGCTATCAAGTCGCTCAAAGGAACGGGCAAAGAGAAGCCAGCCACCCGAGCCCAGGCCAAAAAGCTGCGGGCGCTGGGATACCGGCGGCCAGGCAAGCGCAAGGGAACCTATGTATCAGCGTCACTCGGGTGGATAACGCAGCACCTCAATAGCGCCCAGGCCAGCGTCGTCATCAAAAAGCTCAAGGGAGAGGCGGCAAAGACCAGTTGGACCATCACGATACCGGCCAGGCCATTCCTGGGGGCCAACGCCAAGCAACGTGAGCACGCGTTTGCCCGCGCCCTGCAGGGGATTGATTACGGCTGGGACGTTAACAAGCAAGCCCTCAAGAGGAAATAAGCCATGTGGCCTTATGTGCAGATCAACAACTTGAACCAGATGCAGGGGCCGGTGACCGAGGTCGAACGCCACCTGCTGTTCATCGGCAGCGCCGCCAGCAACACCGGCAAGCTGCTCTCCCTCAATGCCCAGTCAGACCTCGACCAGCTGCTTGGCAGCGCAGACAGCGAGCTCAAGGCCAACCTGCTGGCCGCCCGTGATAACGCCGGCCAGAACTGGAGCGCCGGCGCCTATGTGCTGCCCACCGACCAATCCTGGCTTGATGCCGTGCGCAGCGCCCAGCAGACTCAATCCTTTGAAGGGGTCGTGGTGCTGGGTCAGGAGTGGGACCAGGCGAGCATCAACGCCGCCCACGCCCTCAACCAGGAGCTGATCGCCAAGTGGGGGCGCTGGCAATTCATGCTGCTGGCCGTGCCCGGCATTGTTGCCAAGGCCGTCGGCAAGGAGGGCACCACCCAAGCCTGGAGCGACTACGAGACCGCGTTGGCCGCCCTGCAAGAGGGCATCAAGGCCGACTCCATCAGCCTGGTGCCCCAGCTTTGGCCGAACCTCGCCGGCGCCTATGCCGGGCGCCTGTGCAACCGGGCGGTGAGCATCGCCGACAGCCCATGCCGGGTGAAAACCGGCGCCCTGGTCGGCCTTGGCAACAAGCCGGTGGACAAAGACGGGATCCCGCTGCCGCTGGCCACCCTGCAGACCCTGGAGCAAAACCGGTTCTCGGTGCCGATGTGGTACCCGGACTATGACGGCACCTACTGGGCCGATGGCCGCACCCTGGACGCCGAGGGCGGCGACTACCAGGTGATCGAAAACCTGCGCATTGCCTACAAGGTGGCGCGCCGGATGCGTATCCGGGCCATTGCCCGCATCGGGGATCGCTCGTTCAACTCCACCCCGGGCAGCACCGCCCTGGCCATCACCTACTTTGGCAAAGACCTGCGCACCATGGCCAAGGCCACCACCATCAACGGCCAGCCGTTCCCGGGTGATATCGCCTCCCCCCAGGATGGCGACATCTCTATCCAGTGGACCGCCAAGAACCTGGTCTCGGTGTTTGTGGTGGTGCGCACCGTGGACTGCCCCAAGGGGATCATCGTCAACATCATGCTCGATCTGAGCCTCAACAACGGGGAGGGTTAACCCGTGACCAAACGCTTTTCCGGTATCAACTTCGACACCACCCTGATGGGGGCCATGGTCCACGTCGAAAAGGCCAGCCTCTCTATCACCGACAACAGCGCGGTGGCGCAAACCCGGGGCATTCCTGACGGCTATGTGGACGGCGATGTCGCCGCCGAGTGTGAATTCGAGCTCGACACCAAGAACCTCAAGCAGCTGATCGCCGCCGCCAAACGTGCCGGCAGCTGGCGCGGGATGGAGCCGGACGATGTGCTGTTCTACGCCAGCACCGGCAGCGAAGAGATCAAGGTGGAAGCCTTCGGCGTCAAGCTGAACGTGGCCGACCTGCTCGACATCGATCCCAAGGGCGGCAGCAAGACAGTGCACAAGGTGAAAGGCTTCGTCACCTCCCCCGATTTCATCCACCTCGATGGCGTGCCGTACCTCTCCAAGGACGACACCCGCCACCTGATGGATTAAGGGGCGCGCCTTGGACGACATCGACCGCGCCAACCATCACGCCGCCCGCATGCTGGCGGCCCAGCTGGCCAATCAGGTGGGCAAAGGGCGTTACCAGGGAGAGAGCCTGCACCAGTGCGAAGAGTGCGACGACCCCATCCCGGAAGGACGCCGCCGCCATATCCCCGGGGTGCGCCTGTGCGTCCCCTGTCAGACCCGCCTTGAGCGGCTGGGTCGCTAACCAGAGCAACGGACATGAACCCTATGCCAAACAAAGACCCCACCTTCTGGACCGCTCTGCTGGCCTGGTTGATGGACAACTGGCCCGCCGTCTATGGGGCACTGCTGGCGCTCGCCATCGCCTTCCTGCGCATCACCTACGCCGGCGGACGGGGTCGCCGCCGGCTGATTGAATCCCTGCTCTGCGGCCTCATCACCCTGGCGGCCGCCACCGGCACCCATCTGCTCGGGATCCCCCAGGAGGCCACCCCGTTGCTGGGCGGCATGGTGGGACTGCTTGGGATCGACATCATCCGCGAGCGGGCCGCACTGATGTTTCGCAAGAAGGAGGACAACAATGCCGCGCAGTAACTGCCACCCGCAGGTGGCCGCCTTTCTCGACCTGCTCGCCTATGCCGAAGGCACCAAGGATCTCGGGGATGACGGTTACAACAAGCTGGTCAATCCGGCGGGGTTCTTCACCGACTACCGCACCCACCCGAACGTGCTGGTGCAGGTCAACAAGACCCTGAGCAGCACCGCTGCTGGCCGCTATCAGCATCTGTCAAAGCACTGGCCGCATTACCGCGACCAGCTCGGCCTGCCGGACTTTGGCCCCGCGTCGCAAGATGCCTGGGCAATCCAGCTGATCCGCGAGCGCAAGGCGCTGGACGATGTGCTCAAGGGACGCATCAGCCAGGCGATCGCCAAGTGCGCCAACATCTGGGCCAGCCTGCCCGGGGCCGGCTACGGCCAGCGCGAGCACAAACTGGCGGACCTGCTGGCCAAGTTCACCGAGTTCGGCGGGGTGCTGGCATGAGCACGCTCATCCGATTCCTGCCGACCATCATCGGGTTTGTCCTTGGCACCCTGTTGTTTACCCAAGGTGAACGGCTCACGCAGCGCACCAAGGAACTGGCCAGCGCCAACGACACCATCAACATCCTGCAGGCAGTCAACAACCAGCAAGCGACCGCCTTTCAGGAACTGCTGATGCAGGCAAAGGGCCTGCGCCTGCTGCTGAGCGACCAGAACGCGGCCTTGGCCGAGCTCGACAACCAGAACAGGAAGACCGCCGATGAACTGCAAGAAGCCCTGGCCACGCCGCCGGCGGGCCGCCCGGACTGTGCTCGCGAGCCTCTGCCTGCTGACGCTCTGCGCCTGCTCCAGCCAGCCCACCACGGTGGTGCAAACCAAGGTGGTCAAGCGCCTGCCACCGCCCGGGCTGGTGCCCCATTGCCCGGAGCCTGACTTTACGGGGAGCACCTACGGCGAGGCCGTGCGGTTCATCCCCACCCTGCAGACGGCGCTGCGCCGCTGCCAAACCCAACTCAACACCCTGAACCAGTGGATTGAACAAGAGGAAACCACCCCATGAGCAAGCAAACCATCACCCTGACTATCGCCGGCACCGACATCCGCTTTGTGCCCACCATGGTGGCCTACAACAGCTACATCAACGGCCTGTCGATGACCGACAAGGTGGCGCCGTCCCACCAGTACCTCAAGCGCATCGTCGACGCCGACAGCAAAGAGGTGCTCGATGGCCTGCTGGCCCGCCCGGGCGCGGCCCTGCAGATCGCCGCCAAGGTCAACGAGCAGTACGCCCCCGATCTGGATATCGAAGTAAAAAACTGACCGCGCGCGCCGAGGCCATCGAGCACAACCAACTGGAGCAGGTGCTGGCGCTGCGTCGCCACTACCTGCCCCATGAAGATGACGAGCTCGACACCCTGGCTCGCGCCCTCTGGTTAGACAAGTACCACGCCCAACGCCTCGCCCATGCCGTCGCCGAGGGCATCGCCACCGCCTTCAATGGATAAATCATGGCTTCTGTCACCGAACAACTGATCATGAGGATTGCCCTGATAGATGCCGTTACCCGGCCGCTTGATGGCATCAACAGCCAGCTGAACCGGGTGAAAGAGACCGCGCAAAGCGGCTTTGCCAATATCGCCGGCGGTGGCGCCGCCATGCTGGCCGGCACCATGGCGATCCAGAACGCACTGGGGCCAGCCCTGGAAATGGACGCAGCCCTGGCCGAAGTGGCCTCGCTCGATGTCCATGAAAAGACCCTCAAGCAGCTCTCCGACACCGCCTTGATGTTCTCCGTCAAGTACGGCGAATCGGCCAGCGCGTTTGTCAGCGCCTCCTACGATATCCAATCCGCCATCGCCGGGCTGGAGGGGAACGAGTTGCCCTCCTTTGCCCGCGCCTCCGGCGTGTTGGCAAAGGCCACCAAGGCCGACACCGCCACCATCACCAACTACATGGGCACCATGTATGGCATCTTCGAGCAGCAGGCCAAGAAGATGGGCAAGGCCAACTGGGTGGAGGATGTCGCCGGCAAGACCGCGCTCGCGGTGCAGATGTTCAAGACCACCGGCCAGGGCATGACCGACGCCTTCAAGGGCATTGGCGCCAACGCCACCGCCGCCGGGATCTCGATGGATGAGCAGTTCGCCGTGCTCGGCCACCTGCAGGCCACCATGGGCGGCGGCGAAGCCGGTACCAAGTTCAAGTCCTTCTTGGCCGGTGTCGGCAGTGCCCAGAAAGCGCTCGGCCTCAAGTTCACCGACTCGGCGGGCAACATGCTGCCGGTGCTCAATATCCTGGACAAGCTCAAGGCCCGCTATGGTGAAACCCTCACCGTGGCTGGCAGCGACGAGCTGAAAAAGGCGTTTGGCTCGGACGAAGCGGTTTCCATGATCAAGCTCTTGATGAGCAACACCCAGGGCCTGGCCACCAGTATCAACGCCCTGGCCAACACCCACGGCATGGGCAAGGCCGAGCAGATGGCCAAGGCCATGGTAGATCAGTGGAAACGGGTAAAATCAGCCTGGTTCGCGATCCGGGCTGCCGCCTTTGGGGCCGTGCTCCCCTCCATCAACAAGGTGGTGGGCGCCTTTGCCGATGGCGGCGCCGTGGTGCTGCGCTGGACCCGGATCTTTCCCAACTTCACCAAGGTGGTGGGGTACGCCGTGCTGGCCATCGCGGGCCTTGGCATCGTGACCGGGGCCTGGTTGATGCTGGCCGGCCTCGCCAAGCTGGCCACCCTGGCCTGGGCGCTGACCTTTGGCGGCCTCACCGCTCCCCTCACCCTATTCAAGAAGGCCCTCGCGGGCCTGCGCCCGGTGATCCTGGCCGTCAACATGGCCATGAGCCTCAACCCGGCGGTGATCATCATCGGGGCGATCCTGGCGCTGGTCGCCGCCGTGGCGCTGGCCATCATCTACTGGGACGAGCTGCGCGCCACCTTCGCGGTACTTACCGACTTTGAACTGCTGAGCGCCTTCTTTGGTGGGCTGGCCGAGACCTTTGGCCCGCTCGCCTCACAGGCACTGGCCCCCCTGGTGGATTTCTTCACCCTCATCGTGGGGCTGCTCGGTCAGGGGATCGCCTGGCTCGGCAGCTTCTTTGAGCAAACCAACCAGGCCAGCGTCGGGATCGACAACGTGGCCGATGCCGGCCGCCGGATGGGCAATATCCTCGGTGCGGCATTCGACACCCTGCTGACCCCGTGGCGGGCGCTGATCGCGCTCATCAAGACCGCGCTCGATGCCTCGAATCAGTTCCTGGGCACCCAGTTCGATACCGGCGCCTTGAACGTGGACGTGCTGCCAACGTGGGCCGCCTCCCCCGTGACGATGGCGCCCCCTGCCAGCGTGGTGAACAGCCCCTTGGCTGACTACCGCCAGCAGGACCAGAGCAAGGTGCCAGCAGGTGGCCTGGGCCAGCAGCTGATCCAGGCCAACGCGTCGGCCAGTGCGGCCAACCAGAAGCCGACCCGCGCCCTGCATATCGGCGAGGTGCACATCAACCCCCAAACCATGCCGACACCGGATGAGCTGGAGAAAAACGCATGGGTGGAGCAACGCGGATGAACGAACCCAAGTACATCGATCTCCTGGTGGTGAACGGCGCCTGGCAACTCGATGCCGGCGGCCAGCCGCGCTACACCCAGGACCGCCACAGCATCGGTCAGGACATCAAGCACCGCATCATGGAGTCGGGGCTGGCCCGCAAGCTCATCGGCGAGCGCAGCCCTACCCTGCGCGCGGATGTGATGACCGAGATTGAACTGCTGGTAGAAGACGACGAGCGGCTGGTACCCGGCACCATCGTGATCCGTGAAGAGGCCCCCGATCGGGTGCTGATCACCGCTCGCACCTATGAATTCGGCAATCTGGAGGTAACCCTGTGAACCTGCGCCCCAACGTGGACTTTATGGCCCTGCTGGCCGAGGCCGGTGTGCCGACCACCGAGCAGGCCATGGAGGCTGAACTCAAAAAGGAGGTGGTAGCCGCCGGCTCCCTCATCACCAACGACAGCGATGTGAGCCCCTTCTGGCGGCTGGTGCGCGGGGTGGTCATTACCCCGGCGCTCTGGCTTATCCGCACGCTCTTGGCCGGCCATGTGCTGCCCAACACCTTTGCGGCCACCGCCACCGATGCCTATCTCGATCTCAAGGCCTGGGATGTGGACCTGACCCGCAAGGCCGACCAGAAGACCCGGGGAGTGATCAATTTCGTCAAAGCCAATCCGAGCGAGGCAGTCACCATCCCGGCCGATATCTGGATCACCACCGAGCGCATCAACGGCACCATCTACCGGGTGAAGCCCCTGCAGGCGGTGGTCAGTCCCGCCGGCGAGGCGGTGGCCAAGGTGGTCTGCGAGGCCGAGTTCACCGGCAGCGCCTGGAATCTGGCCCCGGGTTATTACAACCTGCTGAGCGAACCAGTCACCGGCATCCTGTCGGCCCGCAACGATGACAAGGAGTGGATCACCACCCAGGGCGCCGATGCCGAGGGCAACGACGCGCTCGGCCTGCGCATCCAGAACCAGTTCTCGGCGGTGGGGCGCTACCATATCGACGCGATTTACCGCTCCATGCTGGCCAGCGTGGCGGGGATCCGGGCCGATCACATCTTCTTTGAACATGAGGGACCACGCGGCCCGGGTACCGCCAACGCGTACATCCTGCTGGAGGTGGGCGCCACCCCGGCCAGCCTCATCAATCAGCTCAACGACTACGTGGGCCGCCAGGGCAACCATGGCCACGGTGATGACCTGTTCGTGATGAGCATCCCCGAGACCCAGCACAGCCTCACCCTTGAGTTGTGGCCCCAGCCCAACCTCAACACAGAGCAGCAGGCCGCCCTTAAAGCCGGCGCCGAAAGCCTGGTCAAGGCGGCGTTTCGCCAGTCGGCAGATTTCCCAAGCGTCACCCGCACCTGGCCGCGCTCGCGCTTTTCGCTCTCCCAGCTGGCCCGCGAGCTGCACAGCCAGTTCCCGCAGCTGCAGAGCCTCAAGTTTGCGCAAGATGACATCGTGTCGGGGCTGGCCATCCCGCGTCTGAGCACGCTGGAGGTGACTCTGCATGACTGACCCGACCCCGCTTGAACACGACCAGCAGGCGCCGGTGCTACCCGATGCCAGCGCCCCCTGGTGGGAAGACGGCTACACCATCAGCCCGGCCCATGCCGAGCCCGGGTTTCTGGCCAAGGGGATCAATGCCTTCTGGCAACGGGTCAAGGGCTGGCTGTTGCTGCCGCTGGCCCAGCAAGACCCGCTCACCTGCTCGGAGTCTCTGCTGGCGCTGCTCGCCTGGGAGCGGGACATCAGCCGCTTCAACGGTGAGCCGCTGCCGCTCTTTCGCAAACGGGTCAAGTTCGCCTTTGTGAACGCCAGGGACGCCGGCGAGGTGGCCGGCTTTAAGCGCATTTTCGAGCGCCTGGGCATCGGCTGGTGTGACATTCACGAGCGCCAGGCCGGCGCCCCCTGGGACGTCATCACCATCGAGGTGACCGATGGCGCCATCGCGGCCAACCAGAAACTGATGGAAACCCTCATTCAACACTATGGCCGCACCTGCCGCCGCTATCGCTTTCAGGTGGTTTACCCGGTCACCGGCATCCTGCGGTTCGGTCGCATCGACATGAGCCAGCAGGTGTTTGGCGCGACACTTAAGAGGAACGCATGAGCCAGATCATTACCAACGCTTTCTCCCGCTACTGGCAGGAGTGCCTGACCAACCAGACACCGGTGGTGCTCGATGAGTTCGTGCTGGCCAACGTGCCGGGGCTCGATCCCGATGCGGCCATCAACCCGGACAGCGGCCTGCCGCCGGCGGGCCAGATTGTGCACCGCCACGCGGTGGACCAGCGTGGGCGCATCAACAACGACGCGGTGGCTTACACCATCGTGATGGACACCACGGTCGGCGATTTCAGCTTCAACGCCATGTACCTCATCAACAAGGCCACCGGTGTGGTGGGCATGATTGTGCACAAGGGGCTGGAAACCAAACTCAAGACCAATGAAGCCACCGGTCAGACCGGCAACAGCCTGGTCAAATCCATGCTGATGGAGTACGACCGCGCGGCAGAGGCCACCGCCACCCACGTGGACGCCAGCACCTGGCAAATCGACTATGCCGCCCGCTTGCGCGGGATGGACGACGACCTGCGCCTGCAGGCGCTGCAGTTCTTCGGGCCGGCCACCTTCTACGGCAACGGCTTCAAGCTGGTCAACGAGTCCGGGGTCTACAAGGTGCAGCCCGGGGTGGCCTATGTGGGCGGCCTGCGGGCAGAACTGAACGAGGTCAAGAAGGTGATCCCGGGCGCCAAGCCGGTGGGGCTCTGGCTCGATATCTACCGGGCGGGCTCCCTGCTTGATGCCTGGGTGAATCACTTCACCCTTAGCTTAAGTGTGCCGGAGCTCACCGACTACCTGGACAGCAACGGCCATCAGCACCATGTGGCCAAGGTGGCCATCGTCAATGCGGACGGCAGCGTGACCGATGTGCGCCGCAAGCGCACCATCGAGCTGACCGGCGATGTCACCGGCAAGGGCATTCTGGAAGACGCCCAGGGTGTCACCATCGCGGTGGAGATCAAAGACGGCAGTCACCGCCACCAGTGGGGTGAGCTTGACCAGGTACCTGCCACCGCCAGTCGCTGGCCCAGCTATGCCGAGGTGACGGACAAACCCACCCTGGAGCAAATGGGAGGGTACCCGAAGACTGGCGGCCCCTTGGACGGGGGGATCGACGCGAAAGATGCCATCTACGCCAGAGTGGGGCTGATAGCGCGCTCGCGTGCTGGCAGTAATGGTGGCACCTGGCTGGGCATAGAGGCCCCCGATAATGCCGATCCGTATATCAGCGCCAAGGTGAACGCCGAGAATGCCCCCTCGCCGGTCATCAGCATCGGCCGAAATGAGATCACTGCCCTCAAGCGTCTGGCTGCCGCAGCAATGCGGATTATTGCTGATGCAGGATTGAAGTTTTCACCTTATGAGGATCTACGAGGTATTACTTGGGGTCTTGGGGTTAACGCCGAAAACAGAAACTGGGGTTTGCACAAATATGTTGACGGGGTTTGGACCTCCTCGCCGTTCTGGGTTACTACGGCTGGCTCCATCGGAATGAATGCCCTTGCCGTTTCTGGCGGCAGTGAGAGCAGCTATCACCAGGTCAGAAACGCAGGAAACCCTTCGGTCGAGCTGCACGAGCCAGGCAAGTTTGCGGTGATGATGTATAAGCCGCAAGGAACAGCAACCCTGCGCTTCTGCTCCAGCAATGGCTCAGGTGGTGAGGCACAAGGTTATGGCGGCGCAGATAGCGATGGATTTTTTACCGTCGCGGGCCGCTACCGAGCCCACTACCCGGCAGCCAATCGTCCCTGGACAGGCAAGGGGCAGTGTGGCTTTTACCAAAATGATGTGATTGTCGGTTCTGGCTCCTTTGTCGGTATCGTTGGTGGCATGTCTGTCTTTCCCGGCCAATGGGGCCTTGAGTTTGGTTATGGCAACTATATCAACACCAACCCCGACCTTTGCTCTCACATCCTGAACTGCACTGACGGCGGCAACTATCACCGGAAATGGTCATTCCGAAATGATGGCATGCTAGAGACTCCATCGGGCTGGTATATCTCCCAAAATGGAGATCTGTGGTCTCCGCGACTGGGCAACACGATTGTTGATTGGTCAATGGCAAGCTTTGCCCTGAAGCAAGCCGCCAGCGGTAACGCTGACGTGGTGGCGGGGTCATATCACGCCATTGGTGCTTATGTGTTTGCTGCGCTGGTGCCGGCTGGGGGTAAAACCAGCCACGGCCAGCGAGCGGCCGGTGCTTACCTGCGCCCATGCTCGGCGGCTGAGTGGGGTTATGCCGGCTACAGCCTGCCGGGCACCTGGCAATGTATGGGCGACATCATGGGCGCCAACGACGATGACCGCTATGACGACCGGGCCACCTTGTGGATCCGGGTCGCCTGAGAGAGGAGAACCTGATGGAACGTATTGAAGTACTCAGCGCCGTGCACCCTCGCCATTATGCGGCGGATCCCGACAGCATCACCCTGGATGTGCGCTTTGCCCACCTGCCTGAGCCGGTCCAGTTCACGGCCCGCAAGGATGACCCGATGGAGCACGGCCGCGAGCTCTACAGCCGAGCGGTGTTCGGCGAGTTTGGCGATATAGAGGTGATCCCGGCGCCACCGCCGACCGTGGCTGAGCAGCAGGCCCGCCTCGATGCGCTGCTCAAGCAGGCCGCCAATGCCATGGCCCCGCTGCTCGACGCCGAGGCGCTGGGCATCATCAGCGAAGCCGAGCGCGAACAGCTCACCGCCTGGCAGCGCTACCGGGTCGCTCTCTACCGCCTGCAGCAAGGCGATGGCTGGCCGACCGAGGTCAGCTGGCCGGAGGCGCCGCGATGAGCTGGACACAGGGGCCGCTGCGCTGGCCCGCCAGTACCGGCAGCGTACATACCCGCGCCCAGGGCGTGCTGGGTCAACTCCCGGCCACCCAGGACAGCGCCATGGCGCGCCTGCAGGGTCTGGCTGGGCGGGCTCAGTACCGGCCCCACCCGCTCAGCGAGGCGGCCGCCGCGCTGGCAGGGCTGCGCAACGAGCTCGATCGCCTGCTGGTCAACGGCCGCTGCCTGACGGTCACCCCCTACCAGCATGGGGTAGGCCAACAGCAGGGCCAGCAGTTCAGCCTGGCCGCCCCCAACGCGGTCGCCACCCTGGCCGCCAAGCTGCAGGACGGGGCGGATCCCCTGCTGCCCAGCGGGCAACTGCATGCCCTCGCCTGGCTGGTCACCGGCAACAGCGCCGACGCGCTGGCCCGTCAGTTGGCCATCCTCTGCGCCCTGCTGCCGTTGCCGGAGTGGTGCGCCACCCTGCGCCGCCTCACCGCCAATAACGACCACATGAGCCAGCCCACGGCGGCCAAGGTGCCGCGCTGGCGCGCCGCTGAGCTACTGAGCTGGGCACCGCTGCGCCCTGCTCGCTTGGCGCTGGGGGCTGAGCTGGCCCAGCTGGAGAGCCTGTCCAGGGACAGCCAGACCCCGATCGCCAAGCTGCAGGGGCTGGCGAAACGTCGTGCCGAGCGCCTGACCACCCTCGCCGAGGCCCTGGCCGCGCTGGGCACCCTCTCCGGCACCCTCTGGCACTGGCAAGGCCAGGGGGATGTCGCCAGCCTTGCCACCCAGCTCGGGCAGAGCGCGCCACCGGACCACAGCCAGAGCATGACGGTCGCGGCCCTACTACTCTCCCCCTCCCCGCTCACCTTCTGGCAGGAGTTAACCCCATGAGCCAAGCCATGCTGACCCTCGATGGCGAGCCCATCATCATGAAGTCGATGCGGGTATCCGCATCGATGCAGTTTCAGGACAAGGACCAGAGCGGCCAGACCAGCTCGACCAGCAGCGCCGAACAGGGCGCCAAGGCCAAGGAGCTCGACGTCTCCGGCCTCATCCCGTTCAAGGATGAGCGCATGCTGAGCCGGCTGTTTGAGCTGGCCGATGCCAAGGGCAACGGCGGCAAGCGCCACGTCTACCGGGTCGGGTCGCTGCTGGCCAAATCGGTGAAGGTACGCCAGGCCAAGTTTGCCGGCCGCATCACCGCCAGCGAACAGGAGGGGCTGCTGGCCTGGCAGGTGCAGTTCACCTTGAAGGAGTTCAACTCGGTACCGGAGAAGCGTGAAGCCCGTTTACCTGGTAGCCCCGCCAACCTTGGCAAAGGCTCTACCGGCACCACGGCAGCCAATGGCGGCCAGGGACAAAGCGGTGATGAAAAGCTATCCAAGGGGGAGGCGTTCTTTAAGAAACTGGACGACAAACTGGGGGATGTCCTGGCATGAAGCTGACCACCCGCCTGACCATCAATGACCAACCGGCTCACCTGGTCGAGCACGACATCATGCTGGACCTCAACGCCGGCGGCCGGGCAGCCCTGACTGCTCAGGCCGAGGTGCAAAAAGGCCAGCCGATCGCCATCGATGTTGGTTACAACAACGAGCTGCGCCGCTGGTTCACCGGTTACGTGTTCGACGTGCAGCCGGCTGCGGCGGGCTCCGTGCAACTGCTCTGCCGAGAACTGGCGGGCGTGCTGGCCGGTCGCCTCCCCGTCAGCATGCAGCATGCCACCCTGCGCAACCTGCTGGCCTGGCTCAGTACCGAGACAGGCCTGGTGTTCATGCTGCCAGCCTCGGCTGACTATGCAGACCGGCCGATCCCCAACTTCACCAGCGCCGGCACCGGTTACCAATTGCTGGAGCACGCCGGCCGCGCCTTCGAGGTACCCGACTTTGTCTGGTACCAGCAACCCGATGGCGACATCTTTGTGGGCAGCCACGCCGATTGCCGCTGGCATGGTCGGGAGGTGGAGATTGACTCGACCTGGACCGCCCGCCAGGCGGGTAACCTCATCACCTTGTCCCCGGTGCCGGCTATGCGCCCTGGGGCGACCGTCAACGGCAAACGGGTCACCCGGGTGCGGCTCAAAGGGGATGAAATGACTCTGACCACCGTTACCCCGGGCAAGGCCAGCAAGTCGCTGGAGCGGCGCAAGATAGAGGGGGAGTTCCCGGAGCTCGCCGACAAGATGCACCTGCCCAAGTTCGGGCGGGTCGAGGCCATCAGCGACAGCGCGGCCGCTGGCCAGCTTAATGACCCATTCCGCCCCCGCTATGCGGTGGACGTGCAACTGCTGGGCGAGGATGGCCAACCGGACAAGGCTGCCCCGCTGTATCGGGCGGTGCCGCTGCCGGTGCAGTTCGGCGGGCAGGAACAGGGCATGCTGCAGTTCCCCATCGAGGGGACGCTGGTTGAACTGGGGTTCGCCTTCGGGCGGGCCGACCGGCCCTTTATCCGCACCGTGCTAGGCAGTGGCTGGCCCCTGCCGGACATCGCCCCGGGCGAGCAGCTGCAGCAGCAACGGGCCGAGGTATTCAGCCGCACCGACACCGTGGGCAACCTCTCCCGCCACACCGACCGGCGCCTGCATGACCGTGCCCTGCAGATGCACCACCAAAGTGACGACTACCTGGGGGAACATGGCCAGCTTCGGCTGCAAGTGGCCCAGCACAGCATCGAGGAGGTGGGCGGGTTCAAGCTCATCGAGGCGCTGGGCACCGTCGAGCTGCTGGCAGGCGACGATCTCACCCTGGCAAGCCTGGGCAACATGAGCCAGACCACGGCAGGGGATCTGGTCGAGGTGGTGGGGCAACTGCGCCGGGCGGTTGCCGGCGAGCTGCAACACCTGGAAGCGCCCCGTTCGTGGATGGGGACCGAGGGCGTGAACATCTTCCGGCTGCTGCTGCAGCTGATGAACGTGGTGGAGCAGCTGGCCGCTGCCACTGCCAGCCACACCCACGGCAGCGGGCCAGCCCCTGGTAACAGCGGTGCCATGACCGAACATAGCCAACAAGCCAAGCAGTTGGCCAGCCAGCTCTCCCCCATCATCGAGTAA